CCCCAGGTTGGCGAAGAATGCGCCGACGTTCGCCGCAAGGCTAGGCAGCTGCGCCGCGACGTTGGAAAGGCCGGTCGTACTGTCTCCGGTGAACCAGGAGGCCACGCCGCCCTCCTTCGGCAGCGCTTTGACGCTCGCCAAGGTATTGAACAGCGACGAGACCGGCGTGAAGTCCGTGACGCCTCCCAGGTTCGAGAAGAACGAGGAGATGCTTGCCGCGATTCCCGGCAGCTGGCCTGCTACATTGGAAAGGCCGGTCGTGCTGCTGCCGGTGAACCAGGACGCCACGCCACCCTCCTTCGGCAGCGCGTTGACGCTTGCCAGTGTATTGAACAGCGACGAGATCGGCGTGAAATCCGTGACGCCGCCCAGGTTCGAGAAGAACGAGGAGATGCTTGTCGCTATGCCCGGCAGCTGCTCCGCGACGTTGGAAAGGCCCTTCGTGCTGTCGCCGGTGAACCAGGACACCACGCCGCCCTCCTTCGGCAGCGCCTTAACGCCGGCCAGGGTGTTGAATAGGTTCGTGGCCGCTGTGAATGCGGCGGAAGGGATGTCCGCCACCGCGGAGAAGAATCCGGCCGATGTGGTGGCAAAATCCGAGAGCTTTGTCCCGAGCGCGGCATAATCTGTGCCGCCGGTAATCCAGCCAAGGACAGCATCGCCCGCCATGACCAGCACGAACGCCCCGAAGGCCTCGGCAAATTCCTTCATCCCGTCAAAGTCCAGGCCGGAGAATGTGGTGATCATTGGCTCGATGGCCACAGCAAAGTCAGAGAGATTGTCGCCGATGGTGACCAGGGAATTCGTGATGCCCTCCCCGATCCCGCCGATGATGGAGCCTACCATTTCGCCGATGATCCGGCAGATCTCGGCCAGCACCTCGCCGCCCCGTTTCAGGAATTCATTGAAGCCCGGTATAGCGGACAAAGCACCGAAGGCCTCCACGATGAGCGTGAACCCGCCAAGCGCCAGCGCGATATTCTCAAGGCCGGCTAATACTGCAGGGATTGGTATCGCGCCGATCAGCCCGGCAAGCCCTGCCAGCGCTGAGCCCACCAGGCCGGTGATGGTAATCGCAGCCATAAGCTGCAGGAATTGCCCGCCGGAGCACAGGGAGGTGATATGGGGCGCCGCCCATGCCAGGAGTGCCGCCAGGGCTCCTAGGCCGACGATGATCAGCCCGATATTGGCCAGGGCTTTCAGGGTGTTTCCGATGTTCATCTTCCCGAAGCCGCCGAGGAAACCGCCGCCGGATCCGCCTCCAGCGCCCTTGCCGAATAGCCCGGACAGGATGCCCGTGACAGATTTCAGCTTTTTGAACAGCATGAAGGCGCCCACAAGTCCAGCCAGCACGGGGATGGCCTTTTCGATCTTTTTGCCGTTCTTTTCAAAGAATGAGGCAATTCTTCCGAATATCTGCTCGACTTTTCCGAATCCCGGGAGATCACCGAATGCTTCCGTGATTGCAGCGCCGACTTCTTTCAGGATTTCCGGTATTTCCTTGATCAGCGAGCGGATGATGCCAGGCAGCGCAACGATCACGCCCTTGATAAGCGCGGTAATCGCCTTGAGCAGCGGGGGCAGCAGGGTGTCGATGAGGCCAGGCAGCTCAGCTTCGATAATTGGCGCCAGTTCTGTTATCAGACTGCCCATGCCTTCCAATGCCTTGATAATAGCGGGCATGATATTTTTCCCGAACGCCTTCGCCGAATCTATCAGATTATCCACGCACATGTCGAAGTCATCGCCGCCCAGGATCAGCGCCGTGAGCATATTGTCCCATGCGGCCTTCATGGATGATAGGGATCCGCTGATGGTTTCGCTTGCTTCCTTGCTGGTCGTTCCCGTGATGCCCATCTCATTTTGGACAACGTGGATGGCGTCCACGATATCGGCGTAAGAATCGAGGCTGTATTTTACGTTCTTTCCGTTGGCCTTCTGGAGCTTCTGCGCATCCTTGAGCAGCCGCTTCATCTCCTCCTTGGTGCCGCCATATCCGAGCTTCAGATTGTCCAGCATGCCATAGTTCTGCTTGGCGAAGCCTTGGTACGCATTCTGAATGCTGGCCATGTCCGTGCCCATCTTATTCGAATTATCGGACATGTCAACGATGGCCATATCCGCATATGCGGCCGCCTTCTTGGTGTCCCCACCCAGGGATGAGATAAGCGAGGCGGAGAATGACGTCACGGTCTCCATGTAATCGTTGGCGGAAAGGCCGGCGGATTTATACGCATTCGCCGCGTAGGTCTGCACCTGCCTGGATGATTTCCCGAAAAGCGTATCGACGCCGCCCACAAGCTGCTCATAATCGGCGTATGCTTCGACGGCTTCCTTGGTCAGCGCGACCACTGCCACGCCTGCCGCCGCCGTAGCCGCTATCGCAGCTTTTGCGAATGCCGCCAGCCCTCGCTTTGCCAGATCGCCGAACTTTCCGTCCGCCTTTTCGGCCGCTTGGCCGGCATCGTCCAGGGATTTGCCGAGAGCATCGGCGCTTTTTTCGGCCTTGGACAGCTTTTCCTTGTTGTCGTTCAGGTCTCCAGATAGGGTGACGATCTCTTTTGCCAGTTTCTTGGCCTCGGAGGATCCCTTGCCCTGTTCCAGCACCACGTTCGCGTATTGCTTGCGAAGTTCCTTGAGCCTGTCCTCTTGGCTCCCGATCGTCCGCTCCAGCTTGGTGTACGAATCGGCCGTGTCGCCCTGGGTGTTTGCCAGTTTCTTGGCTGCATTCTCGGCGGCCGAGAGCGTATCTTGGTTCCTGCCAAGTTCCCCGGAGAGGTCCTGGATTTTGTCGGCGAGGGTTTGTGCTTCCTCGCTGCTCTCCTTCCCGCTGGCCACATAGTCCGCGTAGCCGGTTTGCAGGTTTTTAAGCACCTTCTCCTGCTCGTTGATCTCAGCGCTGAGCTTTTCAGAGGCGCCGGCGGACGCCAGTGTCGTCTCGCTCAGCTCGTCCAGCCGGTTGACAGCTTCAGCGATTGCCTGCTGCAGCCTTGGGCTTAGAACACCTTGGATCTCTATGGTAGAGTGAAGAACATTGGAGGCCATAGGAACCACCTCCTTTCTCTGTGGTTTTCTACTCCAAAAAGGGTATAGAAAAACCGCCTCGGTTTCCCTTAGCGGTTTTGGGCTTTGCGGCTATATCCTTTTGTGCCTGGGTTTTATCGGCGGCGGCCGGTGGCTTTCGGCGCGTTTCCGCTCATCTGCCAGGTCCTCAGCCGCCTCCGCGTACTCCATCAGAAAATCCGTTACTCGCTTTTTTTCGAGCTCCGAGATGCTTGTGTGGTAGACTCGGGCAAAGTCTCGCCGGGCTCGTCGGAGTCGCTTTCCGTTGACTCCGCTTCCGACGACAGCATAAAATTTCGCCCGATAGCCATGACCTCCACCACGTCGTGGCCCTTGATCCGCTCCACGTCGGAGAAATCATAGGCGGGGTTGACCGCTACAATGGCCGCGAATCCGAGGTAGAGGTGCAGGCCGAAGTCGAACTCGGCCGCCGGGGTGATCGAAGTATTCTTAAGGCCAGCTGCCGCCTTGCGCTTGGACTCAGCGGTCGCAAACAGGATGCCGTCGATCTCATTAGAATCATAGGTCACTTCCGCGACCTCATGGCCGTTGATCATGATGGGGTTTTTAAGCTTCAGAACGTTTTCCATGGTATAGCTCCTTTCAAAAATAGAAAAAAGCCGCCGGTCTGAATTGGCCGGCGGCCCTCCGTGTTGGATATGTGATTACAGCAGGTTCGTGATCATGCCCATATAATCCTCGCCGTTTATGCGGAGGATCTGGCTCAGACGATCCACGCACAGGATCTCGACGCCGTTGGCGTAGATCTGCATGCGGGTGACGTTGTAGGTGTTCTCATGCTCCGGCGCGCTGCCTACCTCCACGCCGGTCTCGGGGAACGATCCCGGCATGGTGCGCACGAATGCTTTGCAGCCCTCTACGCTGGTGCTGCCGTCAGACTTGACGACGTTCTGCACCCAGCGGAACTCGAAGTTCTGCTTCTTTAGGCGGTTCATGCGGCCGAGGCCCATGTCGATGCCGATCTTGGTAATCGACAGTTCCATGTTCTCCAGCAGACCGATGAGGGGCACGGTCATGTTGCCCATGGCCTGCACGTCGGCGGTCATGAACTCAAGGCCCGGCAGCGTGAACGCGGTGTCCTTTGCCACCAGCGTGTTGTCGGCGTAAACCGTGTCGGCCACTACGGGGCCCTTAATATCTAGCCAGCTTCCCATACCTTTTTACCTCCTTATGCGTTCTCGAAGAAGGCGGCGAAGCCCTCGTCGGTGTAGGTTACGCGCGCGGTTTCCGACTTGCGCGGCGGCGTGTTGGTGACGTTGAAGTTCCACACAAAATCGCCGTTGATCATGTCGGTCATGGGGTTCTCTGTCTCCAGGAACTCCACGGTCGGGGATCCGATCAGCGCGCCGATGCCGGTCAGGGTGTCCAGCTTCTCCCGCTCGAAGTTCAGCACGGTGTCCTTGTCCTGCGGCGTCATGGGGCTGTCGATCTCGGTCCCATGATCCAGCTGGAAGCTGTTGGTGATGTGCATCAGCATGCGGATATTCACGTCGAAGATAGCGCGGGACTCCATGCTGCCGTTGTAGGCGTATGCGGCAGTATGCGGGCCCCATACCACCCACTTGCCCGCCCAAAACACGGCCGTGGTGATGCCCTTCTCGTTCAGGCCGTTGCCGGTCTGCTGGTCGAAGCCCTTGCTCGTGGAGCCGGCGCCGAAGTACTGGCCCGTCGCCATGATCTCCTTGTTGGAGGGGGACTCGAAGGGCACGCCGTCGTGGCTCTGATCCACGCGCAGCATGGTGACCTGGCCGGCGGTGGACATGTGGAACACGCGGCCGCTGCCGTCCTTGATCTGCGGCCAGTAGACCTTGGAATACTCGCTGGTGTAGCCGTTGGATTCCTTCCAGGCAATAGCCTTCGCGATTGTGTTGATCGCGGCGCCCTTATCGTCCTCCAGCGGGATATCGGCATTGACGAAGCCGTCCCAGTGCCCGTTGAGCTTCTGGACGATGCTCACCATGGCTTTATAGATGGCGGGCTTGTCGCTCCATCCGGGAGCCGCCAGCATATTGAGCACAGCGTTGTGCTGCTGGTAGAGCAGCTTCATGGCGTGCAGCCCGGTGTACTGGCCGTCCTCGGTCGTCTTGCCGATAATGTCGGCGGCCGCCACTTTGCTGGCGTCTACGGTGTAGTATGAGCACTGCACGGACGCCCCTTCGATCTCGGTGATCACCTTGACCACGACGGTGCCCTTGGCGAAGTTGTATTCCAGGGTGTAGTCCTCGCCCTCTACCTTGTCGGCAATCGCGAAGGTATCCAGGATGATGTCGGCGCTCTCGAATTCCGCGCGATTGTTTGTGAAGGTAAGGTCCTTGGTGGTTTGCTCCGTAGCCTTGTGGGTATCAGGAT